ACCATGTCGAGCCCTGATGGGCGACGACCGCGCTCTCGTAATGGATGCCGCGCTGCCAGGGCGTGACCGAGGCGAACTTGCCCGGCGGTCCCGGCTCGCCCCTCGGCCCAGGCTCGCCAGCTTCCCCTCGCTCCCCGGTCTCGCCGTTTTCCCCACGTTCCCCAGGTTCCCCACGCTCACCGGGCTCGCCTGGAGGCCCAGGAAGCCCCTGATCACCCGGCGGGCCTGTGATAGCCTCGCCGGGCTCCCCCTGCGCTCCCCGCTCGCCGGGCGGGCCGACTGGCCCGTCCCGCACTTCCCCCATCCTCGCCGTGATCGCGAGCTCAGTCTCGGCCCGGCTGGTGCGCATCTCGGCCAGCTCCGCGCGCATCTCGGCCAATCCGACCGACAGCGACAGCTTGAGCTCCCGCTCGATGCGGGCAGCCATCGCGCCGAGCTCTTCGCCAAAGGCGTCAATCGCTGCGTCAAGCGGCGAGGTGTCGGACATTCGCTGCGCGGAAGGCGGCGACGGCTCTGGCTTTTGCGGCAGGGTCTGCTCCATTGCCAGTGCTCCCGCTCGATGCCGGCGGCGGCGCCGGTGGCGCGTTCGGTGCCGGTGTCGCCGGCGGCGCTTTATCCCAGGCACTGAGCGGCACGACCTGTTGCTGAACCCTCGGCTCGTCGCCGAACTCGACGGCGGGGAGGTCTTCCTTCGCGCGGGCTTCGTTCGGGGCGAAGATGCCGCCCTGGACGCCCTGCGCCAAAGCCGCGATCCGATCCTTGAAATTGGCGCGAAGCAGCGCTTCGAGGTCGAGCTCCAGATAATCGTCGGGGAAGCCCGGCAGGGCGAAGAGCCGCCCGAAGGCGTCTTCGATATGGTTGGCGGCAAAGCCGAGGCCGGTCGACACCCAGAACCCCATCAGGCTATCGGTCGCGGCCTGCGGGCTTTGCCCGGCGACGAGGCTGAGCAGCGGCAGCGGCACCCGGTATGCGGTGGCGATGCGCTGATCGGAGATCTGGAGCATCTCCGCGAGCTGCGCATCGCGGCTGTTTACGACCGCCGGGATCCACTTCATGCCATCAGTGAGGATCGGCGTCCCGCCGACCTGTTGACCTTGGGTTTGCTCGTTCCACTGCTGGCGCAACTGGCGGACGGCGTCCGGTTGATTGTGGAACGCCTTGTCGGTCTGGATGACGCCGCTCGGGCGCCCCTGGTTTCGCGCATAGGCGAGCGCTTGCCCGACCATTGCCTGAGATACTGCGACCTCAAGCAACGCCGATTCGAGCGGCGCGATGCCCCGTAACGGGTTGCGCTTGTCGGGAAAGCGGACATGCAGGACATCGCGCGCCGGGATCATGTTCAGCCGGGCCGGGTCGTGTCTGAACAGCCGCTCGACGATCTCGTTGCCGGCGAGCGAATAGAACAGCTCGCCGTTCGCCGCGACATGAGGCCAGCAGCGGAACGGGTCCATCAGGTGGATCTCCGTGACCTCGAACCGAGAATTGCGCACGGCCAGCCCGTAAGCGTCGCCTTCGCCATAGAGGCAATCGGTCAAATAGAGGAAGAAATCGGACGGGGATTGATAGCTGTTCGGCTTGCTCAAGATTCGCGACAGCGCCGAGTTGGTCACCCGCGAGCGCCCGCCCTTGCCGTCGCTGCGCCAGTGCGCAGGCGGGCACATCGCGATGGTCTGCGAGTATGCCGAGCGGCAGGCGTAGACGATCGCCGAGCCACCATAGGGTAGCGGGTTGTAGCCCATCTGCCAGTAATTGGTCGGCCAATCGGTCGGGATTATGCCGCCGCCGAGCGGCAGCAGATACCCGCCGCCCGGACCGGCTTGCTTGGCGCGCGGTCGGAAGACACTGCCGATCGCCGACGCCACCCGTGTTAGGGCACTCGATTGAGCCACGGGGTCTACCGTCGCGGCACGCTGCGGCCTGCCCCGCCCTCGACGTGTACAGCATTCGATGGCGGCGCGTGTGTCGAGCCGCCGGCGTTCGTCGCCGTCACGACGCAAGTGATGCCGTGGCCGGCGTCGCTCTCGGCGACCGTGTAGGTGTCGCCGGTGCCGCCGACCGCTGCGGTGTTGCTTTTCCAGGCGTAGGCGTAGCTCGTCGGCTCGCCTTCCCAATTGCCTTTGGTGCAAGTGAGCACCTCGCCCACGGCTCCGTTCCCCTGGAGATGTGGCACGTCGCGATTGACCGGAGCGCCGGGAGCGCCACCACCGGGCGCCGGCGGGCGCTGACTCGGCGCCGGCTGCGCTTTCTCGATCAGCGCCTGCTGCGCCGCGAGCGACGGCATCTCGGGATTGTCAGGGCTCGCCTTTTCGTCTGGGTGCATCAGCCCGAGCCTTAGCAGATCGTTTTCTTCCTGCGTCGGCGTCGGCTGGCTCTGCTCGGTGACCTTCAGCGTCTGCTCTGTCAGCTCGGCCCGAACCTTCTGGTCGGCCCGATATTGTGCCTCGTCCATGCTCATCCTCCTTGGTGACGATCCGGCGCAGCAACCACTGCGCCGGGATGCGCCATGTGTAACGTCGTCGGTTCCCTACCAAGTGACGCCCGCGACCCAGGCGACGACGCCAGTGCGCCGCATGGCCCAGTTCATCGGCAGGATCATCCGCAGCGCGAGGCTGTCGGTCTGGAACAGGTTGCGCACCGGCGCCGCCACGACCGGCGGCGTGCCGGAAGTGCCGATCTGCTGCGGTGCGGTGTCCTCGAAATGCAGCGTCGCCTGATCCGACACGTCAAATCGGGGATCATCACCAGTCACCGACATGAAATCGTCGGCGTTCATGATGATGATCGTTCCGAGCGGCATCGTATTGGAAGTAATGACCGGGTAGCCCTGAAGCATCCCGCTGTCAATTTCCGCTTTGAACGGGAAGAACCCGCCGGAATTGATGGTCAGCGAAATAGAGATCGCCTGCTGCGGGTTCATGATCCAGACCGGGACGCGCAACGCATTTGCCGCCGACAGCACGCCGATCAATTGCTTAACGTCGCCGAGGAGAGCCGGGAAGCCGCCGCCGGCGGTCGGCGGCAGGCCGGCGACGCCATTGCGCAATCCGGCGGGTCTGATCGCCGACGCGGCGATGTTGTCGATCAGCGCCGTGTCGACCGCGACTTCGGTGTCCTCGCTGATCAGCTTTTGCAGCAAGCCCTCGATCTGCGGCGTCGAATGCTCGGCCAGCTCCCGCGTGTAGGAGCAGATGATCGCCATCTTCTTCAGGCCGATCGTGACCGGCAGGAAAGCCGCCTGCCGCACCGGGATCGGCGCCCCTTCGCCGACGAACGAGCCTGCCACGGTCGGCGTCGCCGATCGGGTCGGCATCGACAGCGTTGCAAATCGCCCGAGGGTCGCGCGGAAGCCCTTCGCCGACAGCGGTCGATAGATGCCCTCGGGCATCAGAATGTCGAAAAACTCGCCGTACTGGATCTGCGCAAGTTCCGCAGCCCAGCCCGAGGTCGTCGTCGTGGCGGGAGCGGTGGCAGCGCGCTTGTACCAATCATGCACGCCCTTGGTGATCTCGAAGTCGCCCCGATCGCCGTAGTGCTCGACGAGGATCTGCTCCTCGGGCTTTTTGGTGATATGCGACAGCGCCCTGACGACACAATGGCGCAGGAACAGGTAGCCGGGCGCTTCCTGTTTCTTCGGGATCGCCCAGGCTTTCGGCTGGGTGGCGGGCAATCCGCCGCCGGGCGGAATTACCAGCGTTCGGGCCGGCGGGACGACCTCGGCGGCGCTGTCGCCACCGAGCGCCTTCTCGGCGCGTTCCCAGGTGGCGAGAAGCTCGTGCGCCTCCTCGATCTTGGCGGTGAGGTCGGCCATCTTCGGCCCGTCGTCGGGATCGATCGCCGACAACTGGTCGCGCAGGGCGACGAGCTCGGTCTGCTTGGCTTGGATGCGTTCGCTGAGCTGAATCATCGGTTTGTGCTTTCTGCGGAAAGAGGAGTAGGGGTCATTTCCGGCTGGCACGCCGATGAGCTCGCGAGACTGCGGCAGGGCTTCGGCTGGCACGCCAAAGATCAACTGCTGCCCCTCGCGAGATATTCCTAAAGACTTGGCAATCGCCAAGGAGTTGGCGTTCGCGGGCACTGCGACCAGCGAACACTCGACAAGCTCTTGCTCGGTGAAATGAAGCCCGCCGACTTGCGAGCCTTCGAGCGGCTCGACCTTGCCGGGCATCGGGTGGAAACCGACCGAGACCGCGCGCAGGAAGCCCGCGTCGACCGCCGCCTTGACCTCGCGCATCCGGTCGGAAACCGGGTTCAGCAATTGCAGCCGGCCAATCAATTGGCTGTCTCGAACGGCAACGCCGTCCCAATTCCCGATGATGAATTTCGGGTCGTGACCGAACAGTGCGATCGGGTTGTTGCGGAAGTTGTCGAGCAACCAGCCGTCAGGCTCGATCACGTCGCCCATGCGATCGACGCAGCCGTCACTCATGACGAAGTCGAGGGAATCGCCGCGCGGCGAGGGCGCGGCGACGGCTTTGCGGACGAGATCCACCGCATGGCTCCATCGATGGGATAGGCGCGCTTCTCAGCGGGCCGAGGAGGCATCAAACACGATGAAGCGACACGGGCGGGGGAAAGTCGACCCGTGTCGCTTGCCGTCGTGCGTTCTGGAGATGAGACGCCTTCGGCAGGGCTAACCCCAAGATGGAGTGCCCTGCTGCTCTACTTATCGCTCATGCTGTATGTGGTTTGTCAAGGCTCGACGTACCTGGAGGTACTTCGAGGTACTTCAGCCGACCTTGCGCAAACCGGCGGCGCTGACCTCGGTCGACACCAGCCGCCCGAACATCAGCGCCGAGACGAGCGCCCTGCCATCGCTGGTCAGCTCGTCGAGCACGCCGAGGATGCGGGCGCCGAACGCCTCGAACTCGACTTTCTCGCCGGCCTCGATGTCGCTGCGCACGGCAGCACCGGACCCGCTCGGACCCGCTTCGTCGAACTCGCCGGCGCGTTCGCGGTTGTGGATGAGGGCGACATCCTCGTCGGTCAGCTTCGCCGGCGTCTGC